GCATGATGTCTTTTCCGGTGTGTCCGTGACATACAGTCCATACACCAACGATATCTTTGTATGGTATGTAGCTGACACCTTCCAGACCATCGTTACCACTTGGGCCAGTGATTAACACAGATGCTATAGCAATAGCCCCGCCACTTATCGCCGCTATTACGCTATTTCGTAGTGCCGGTGACATTGCCATTCAATCTGTCCTCGCGCTCTTTGCGCTTGTAGTACCAGTTGATGCCAAATGTGCCGACAGTACAAAGAATACCAATGATGACAGCCCAGTCATTCAGGGAGAGAATGCCACCCATCGCAGTCAGTCCTCCGAAGCTGTAACTGAACCATTCTCTGATTTTGTCCATACGGTACATGCTCTACCCCTTCATTGAGGGGATTTGCTCTATTTATTAGGAATAAGGTCGATTACTGATAGAACAAATCCAGGCTACTGTGTTTAGTAATCAGATTTGTTCGTGACCGATATGCACGGGCAAAACGGCAGGAGGTTGTTAGCGCAGCCTCTTGCCACCTGCTTTCACGAAGGTCATGTGTAGAAGGCCGCAGCGTAACTATCACTGATGAATTCAGGATAGCCAGTGGCTACGGCTCAGTTTGGGTTGTGCTGTTGCTGGGCGGCGATGACGCCTGTACGCATTTGGTGATCCGGTTCTGCTTCCGGCATTCGCTTAATTCAGCACAACGGAAAGAGCACTTATGGCTCGCATCGCGGGAAAAAGCCCACGGTAGAGAGTCGAACTCTACAAATGCTCTTACCTGTTGTGCAAACAAAAAAGCCCCGACGTTTATGCCGAGGCTCTTACCTAATCTAGCCAGTATGTCGACCCTAAATATTATCGGCAACCGGGGAAATCAGGATTTCAATTTCGCTGCTCAGTTCGCTTTTGCTCCGAGCATATACGAAAAATACCACTTTCATTTCTCGGAAGCAACGCATTTACAAAATTATTTCAGTTCAGGCCGCTATCAATGGAAATTCTTTCTCCAATTCTCGTTTCATTGCATAAAACATTTCTGACTCCAGCACTTTCTCACACCACACCACTCGCTTACGACAATATTGAATATCAGCACCTGTTATATAAGAAATCATCCTGGCTATATCTTGCGTGCAATTGCGATTGCAATATCGCTTAATAGCTACATCGCGGACGGGGCTTTCACGGTGAAAAGTCTTGACCATCACACGTTCAACGAAAGCCGCATCATCTGATTCTTTGGCGAGAGTGATGATGTGGCTAAACGATGATTGAGGAATGACCAGTTCGCGAGCTTTCTTGTATAGCACATCTCCGCGCAGCCCATCTTCTTCGTACAGGCGCATGACGACAGACTCTATCTGCTTAGCCTTGTCATCGCTCCACTGACTGCGAATCATCAGACGACCGATAACGTTAATTGCACCACCTGGAGAGCAATCTCCGGCATTAACCTTGCCCCATACCTGTAACATGTAATGAACCCATGCTTTCTGGCTAGAGTTGATGGTTTTCTTCGGGTGTCTCCATACGCGGCGAAAGTGCGCGTCATTAATGAAGTTAACCATGCTGAATACTGGAGTTAACCGCATCAGACCTCCCATCCTTTGCAATGACACCACACTTCAAACATTCGTTTCACAACCTCACGGCAGTAGAAACCGCCAGTATCGCGGGTAAGATCGTAGCGATTGCCATAACGCTGGCGCATATATCGTTCGAATGCTTTGTTCATACGTTCTCCAGTTCGGTGATTTTTATTCCAAGCCTTCCGCCTGGTACTTTCACACCACGAATTACGCGAATGTCATCGAATTGCTCGTCGTCTTCCGCAAATCCGGCGTGGATAAGGGAGTCGAGTAAACCTTTCAGGATGTTATCGAGGTCGCGGCGGCGGGAGTCTGGAACGTCTGCGATGACTTTGATGCGGAGTCGTGATTTTGTGAAAATATCTAACTTGAGTTGGTGGATGATTTGCTGAACGTCTTTTCGGTATTTCTGGCCTTTATCGCTGATGTAGTATTGGCTTCCCCGTCTTCGCCAGTAGGTATTCAACGACGGCGGGTATGGAAGCACAAACTGATATTCGTTCATGACTTAATCTTCCCCTCCTTCAGCAGTATCGCCTGCGTCCTGATCACGCCTTCGAGGTGGTAAAGTCTGGCGTCTTTGTTGTCGAGAATCCTTGTGCGTCGGTCGATCTCCGCGTGGCAGTCACTACAAGCCCATGCGCCGATCAGGTCGTCAGGCTTCATCCCCGTTCCACAAATTCCAGCCATCCGGTAATGTGCCAGAACTGTAGTTTCAGGATTGCCATTGCATACGCCGTAAATACGTACCTGGCATTCTCTGCCGCGCGCTTCTTTGCGTAGGTTAGCCATTTACCTTCCCTCGCAATTGAAGAATTGACTGAAGGTCTTTTTTAATAAATATGCGAGTGCGAATTGAGCAGTAGTTTTCCTTCATTCTGGCGTAGTAATAGTCCTTTCTTTGCTTAAGTTTGTTGGCATCCGCTGTCATCCAGTCTTTTACAGCAAACTTAATTAGCCAGCGGTGGCAGAGATACCATTTCAGGTAATCACTCATCGTCTTCTTCCTCGTACATTGAGCTATTCGGATCGCTCATCAGTTCTGCGCAGCAGTGCTCACACACGTGAACTTCCAGCACATGCAGCTTCTGACCGCAGTTAGCGCACGTTAAAGCTCGCTCGACGCTTTCTTGTTCGTAACTTCGATTTGGGTCAATCACCTTGTATTCCTCGCACGATGTCTTAGCCACCGGATATCCCACAGGTGAGCCGTGTAGTTGAAGGTTTTTACGTCAGATTCTTTCGGGATTGGCTTGCGTTTATTTCTGTAGCGTTTCGTTGGAAGGTATTTGCAGTTTTCGCAGATTATGTCGGTGATACTTCGTCGCTGTCGCCTCATGCCGCCCTCCTGACGCCATGCCCGATTGCCATCAATGCCGCTTTGGATACGGTAGTAAACATCCGTCGAGGACTGATGAACGGTCGCCAAATCAGCAGCATGGAGCCTTTGCTGTTTCCCTTCTTCTCCAGCCCTGTCGATGGTTCGATAAAATTAATCCGTCCATCAGTGATGATGCGAACTTCGTCGACACTCTCCAGAGCCTTGCTGAACCATCCGACTGACATATCCTCTGGCACAAGCATCACTACCGTCTGTCGCTGTTGTATGCACTGCTCAGCGGTTTTTTCCACCCACGGCCTGATATTGCTGTACGGTGGGTTATTCCAGATTGCACCGTGGCTTATCCACTCAGAATTGAGCGCGTCGTCGACCTCAGTTAGCCAGTGAGCGCACAGAGCGTTTTTGTCGCTCGCAGCTGAATCCAGCCAGAATCCAAACTCAATATCCAGTGCATCAAAAAGCCAAAGCGGCGTTTGCCAGCAGTCTCTAACTTCTTTTGGTGTTTCTGATTTATGCTTAATCATTCAACCCTCGCATATTGTCCGTGATATTTGTTGATAGCCTCACTGGCAACCAAACCAGCAAGCTCAAGATCTTCATAGAACCCAAAATGCAACCGGCCAAAATCTGTGCGCACTTGAACGGCCCATTTATTTTTTTGCTTGTTCCATAAAACATTTTTTATTCCAGAACGGCTATTGCACTTAGTTTTCTGATTTCGGCTGTTTGCTATCCGGCTTGCCTCCCTAAGATTTTTTGGGGAATTGTCCAGCCTGTTTCCGTTAATATGGTCAATATTTTTCAATGGCATTCTTTTGTTGTGCAGCGCAAAAACAACTACGTGAACAAACATCTGAATGCCTGCAAAACACACCTGTCTATACCCAGATCCATTTATCGATGTTTTAATTTCATCTCCGGCCCGGTGGCTGTGGTTGGGGTGTTTTAGCGAGTCCTTTTTGTATCTGACTGTATCTCCGTCTAAATACAGATAATCCTCAATAAGCCGATACCTATCTGACGCTGGCGTATTTGATTTGATAGTCATGCAGCACTGTCTCCCCATCTCGCTTTCATTGTTTCATTTGCAAATCGCCAGAATCTTCCTTTGTGATATGAGCTTTCGCCATTACAGCAACGACTAATTGACGAACTATCAAATCCTTCTCTGACAGCATCCATAGCTGCTTCATAATAAACCTCCTCCCCAGTTTTCATGTCAGTAGAAATAACGGCTTTACTGGCAGGGTGATCACCACTAAATTTACCTAGCGATATAGGTATTCTTCCATTTTGTTTATATCCGTGCTTTGAGTTTTCAGAATGAGATACCCATTCAAGGTTTTCAGCCCTATTGTCATCTCTTTGCCCATTTTTGTGATTAACTACCAAGCCATCACAGAACCCTGTACAGAATGCTTTCGCAACTATCCTGTGGGCGCTGTATTTCTTACCGTATACCTTTATTTGAAGATATCCTGTCGACTTGCACTTGAATGGTTTTACGCTAGTGCCATTAATTATTTTCTTATATGGCCTCTGTCTGGTTGATGTTACTGTAATTTCCCTCGCAATAGACCTGAAATTTCCTTTATTGCTAACCTGATAAAATGGAATTCCTTCGATATCTACCCAAACCTCAATCATAATTCCTCCATTCGCTAAGATGAATTGAGTTCATGGCACAATATGCTTCTATGTAGTCCATTATTTCGGATATTTTTTTTACAGATAGAGTCGCCGTACTCTCTCTGATGTTTATTAGCTCACCTTCTAACCCTGATATAATCTCAGGGTGCTGGTTGGTTGCAATCTGCCAACCAGAAACGAATAACCCCTTCCAAAACTCAATATTTCTTGCTTTTCCATGATATGTAGCCTTCTTACTTATTTCAGATAGCATCGCGTGAAGGCGTGCATTTTGCCGAATGCTGCGGTTGCGTTCCTGAATGGTTACTACGATTGGTTTGGTTGGGTCTGGAAGGATTTGCTGTACTGCGTGAATAGCGTTTTGCTGATGTGCCGGAGATCGAATTTCAAAGGTTAGCTTTTTCATGACTTCCCTCTCCCCCAAATAAAAAGGCCTGCGATTACCAGCAGGCCTGTTACAAGCTCAGTGATGTAGATGGTCATTGCTTCATCTCCCTTTCCATTTCATCAATGTCAACGTCATCAGGAAGATGGGAGCAATACGCCGCTATACCATGATGATTTATCTCATACCCTTTGAACGTTACCATCTGGTGCGTAATCTCAACTTCGTTCAGGAATCCGTCATCGCATAACTGCCTGGCTATTTTCGATTTGGTCTGGATTATTGGTAGTGCCTGTTCTTTCAAAGCGCATGATATTTGTGCATCCCATGCCTTTTCGAGAATGGCTAATTGTTTTTTATTCATTTAATACTCCGTCACGTTTTCCTGTCGCCACGCCTCGTCATATTCCGATTTCGGCATATTGGCGATGTAGCTATATGGCGATCCTGATTCAAGTTGCAGGAACTGGTGCGATTGCTCGTCAAGGAACAACGGGACACCACCTTCCCAACCTTCGCCGTTACGTTGTTTTTCAAGCATCAAAACAGATGCCGGAGATGCCAGTAGCTGTTCGTCCTTCTCTGACATCTTTTCACCACTCTGAACTCTCTGTAACGCTCTCTCGCGAGCCTTGTTACGCCAGATGATGAAAAGGTTGTCTGTCAGGTCTGTTATCGCTCCAGAGCCTTTTACGTCCATTTTCCCGGTTGGTTTTTCTTCGCTGTCTCCTTTTCGCGAGTGAGTAACGAGAATGACGTGGGAGTTTGTTTTGTTTTTGAAGTCGCAAATCGAGTCAACAAAAGCCTTCTGCCCGTTATAGTCATCGTCGCCTATGCCACATTTCATCAGGCTGTCGATGATGAATAACTGGATCCCGTATCGGCGGCGAGCGTAGTCGAATATTTCGATCAGCCTGTCGGCTTTCGCCGTTCCGGTCAGGCCAAACACCCAAAGTCTTTCGTCATAAAATTTAAATGCAGAGTCAATTTCCAGCACTGGCGGCATCTTGCAGCACGTCGCCTGACGGGTAAGGCGCTTAAGGAGAATACCAGGCTTCAGCTCAAGTGACGCGATGCACGTCTTCACTCCCTGACGCATTGCCTCAAGTGCCATATGCCCGACAACCTCCGTTTTTCCGTGACCGTTCACACCATTGACCAGCGTCAACTCTGCCTCACGGAACTGGAATTTATCTGCCAGAGATTCCCACGGTGGATTAAACAGATACTGCTGCTTGCCGTAGAAAGCGTTGATAGTGTCCTGGTAAAACTCTCGCGCACTGTAGAGTTCTTCAGGATCGAAGTAGGATGCCGTGCCGATGTACTGCCAGATTTCATCCTCGGTAACACCGTTCATCAGGCATTCGTTGATGTCTTTGTACGGCAGAGTAACAAGACGGCAACGATGTTCACCGAGTCGGCTTGCGATTTCCCTTGCGGCTTCACGACCAACATCATCAACGTCCATCGAGATGAATATTTCCTCAAACCTGTCGAGGTTGTGGTACTCAAACTCAATCCACTGTTGCTTAGCGCCTTTCCCTCCACCAAACGGCACGGATAACGCCGAGATGCCGTATTGCGCATAGCTCATACAATCAATTTCGCCTTCGCAAAGTACAACCGCCCTCACGCCAGCGTCCAGAGCCTGCCATCCGAACAGACAAGGTTCGCAATCACCTTCTGCCATAATGACTTTCTTCCCGTCCGGGCGCTCAGTGCTGATTCGCTTGACCTGCAACAACTCACCATCGCGTTTGTACGGAAGCACCAGTGCATCAAGTTCTCGTTCTCCATTCCACACCTTGCCGCTGACAACCTCGTAGCGCTTTACGACTTCTGGCGATATGCCACGCGATTGCAGGTACTCAAGATGGGATTCTGTTCTGGTAACGTAGCGGGCGATTTTCTTGCGGTCAGGTCTGGAGAATTTCTTCTCACGTTTGGCATCGAAATGGTGATCGTCATCCTTGATACCGAGAAATGCTTTCGCTTCCTGCATAGCCTGATGCAGGTTAATTCCACGACATGCCATCCACAAATCAAGCATGTCACCGCCGTCTCCCTCAGCGAAATCAGCCCATTTTTTCTTGCCGCTAAGGTTGACCTTAAGGCTGTTTCCCTTGTCACCGTTGACGTTACCGGCAACCCACTCATGCCCCTCTTTCTTGCCGTTTGGCAACAGGTGCGGAGCCACCCTGTCAACCTGCGCCCAAAGCAGGTCGCTGAGTTCACTTGGCCTCATGATTCCCTCAGATTGAGATTTTTAAACCAGAAATCGACAAACGAAATACTTAACCAGCCGTGGTTATAACCAGCGACCAGTAGCGATTTGATTTTTGATTTCATGGTTCACCTGTCGAAAAACACGTAGCCAGTTTTCGATACGGTGATTGCGGATGATGGTTTGGATTGTGGTTGAATAGTTTCTGGCTTCTCGTCGTTCCAGCGCTGACCGTTCAGGTAGCTCGATGGTAACAACCTGTCGAATCCGAACTGCTTACCATTCCTGCATGCGATGTCTTCTGCCAGCATCGTGGCAAACTCGCTTGCCGTACCCCTGGTAGTTTTACGCCATTCCCTGAACTGTGTTCTGAATGCTGAAGCTGCGTTTTTCTTCCCGGCTTTCCGCATGCCTGCACACCAGAATATTTCCTCGAACGCCTTGTCGGTTTCTTCGTGACGGTCAGGAGTTTTTTCACACTCTGTTCGGACATGTTCGAACATAATGTTTTTAGGTTCATTGACTGGTTCAAAAGAGTGATAGGTTCTGGGGGCAGCTCCTGCCCCACCCCCTAGGGCAGCTCCTGCCCCACCCCGGGCAGCTCCTGCCCCACCTGATTCTGGTTGGATTTGTTGTGCATTATCCAGCGTCAGATAAAAAACGTTTGACTGGTTAAGCTCTCCTTTTCTTCTGAGTTCCCTTTTCAAAAGCCCCATCTCTTCCAGTGCCCTAATGTGATTTTTTACTGTCGATCTGCTCACCTCACACTGGTCAGCGACATGTTGATATGAAGGCCAGCATTCGCCATTATCATTGGCGTTATCGGCAAGTTTAATCAGAACCAGTTTTCTCAGTGGGTTGCCAACCTTTATATTCATGGCCTTAGCCATAAGATTCATGCTCATTTTGACTTCTCCGAAGTTTTGTACCTGTTAAGTATTTCTCTCAGTGGCACAGCTATTGCTGGATTAACCCCTTGATAAAACTGGTCACGTAGCACATCTTTTCGGTGATTAACGCGTTTATTTTCCTGCGTTTTTCGCATATAATTACCTCGCTGGATGTTGTTAAAATTCCATTTGTATTTGATCAGAACGCTCGGTCTTGCACACCGGGCGTTTTTTCTTTGTGATTTCATCAAGCGCATACTTAAAAGCCCTGCTAATCGGACTGATGTCTGATGCCATTCCGAAAGCACACAAGACTGAAGCAATAAATCTCCAGTCCGTTCTGCTTATCTTCGATTCATGACAGCCAATCATCTTTGCCAGACCGCGCTGGGTAAGCGTTGACAGGTTGATGAGTAAATCTGTTTCTGCGCGATCAACGTCGCGCTGTGATAGTTTGCTGTAACTTGTTTGTTCCATTTCTTATGATTTCCAATAGTGAATATTACGCATCTGTTGATGCGTTTTTTGTGGGGACGAATCATCCCCGACCTGATTGTTTAAAGAGCGGTGTTACTTATGCTGCCTGATTCGGTTTTGGAAACAGGTGTGGCAAATCGGGGCGAATTTCATAAGCCTTGATCTGCCCTCCAGTGGCGTTAACGATGGCGGTAACTTTCTCTGGAGAGACCAACCCGCCTTTCAGCCATTTGTGTACTGCTGGCTGCGTTACACCACACTTGTCGGCAAGGCGCTTTTGGCTACCGACAATTTTCAAGGCTCGTTGAATTACTAAATTCATGAGCATACCTCTTGTGGTCATTACTTATAACCAAAGATAACTCAAGTTATAAAAAATAGCAATAACCTTTGTTATTTTACTTTGGATAACCGTAGTTATAGATTTGTGGGTATGAAAACATTCGCAGAAAGACTAAATGCAGCCATGAGCTCAGCAGGTGTGTCGCAATCACAGCTTGCTGACATGGTTGGAATATCTCAGCCAGCCATACAGAAGATGTCATCCGGTAAAACAAACGGATCTCGCAAGATGGTTGAATTAGCCAATGCTTTAAAAGTACGCCCTGAATGGCTTAGCTCTGGTATTGGTGAAATGAGGGATGGTACACATGAAGAACCATCCAATGTCCGTGAATCATCTTTAAAAGCTGTGGTATGGGAAGATATTAAAAGAAACGATGACGAGTTTGTCGCGTTGCCTCTTCTTAACGTTTCGCTTTCAGCTGGAAGCGGTAGCTGCGAGCTAGAGGAATCATCAGAGTTCTCTTTGGTTTTCAGAAAGTACTATCTGAAAAAGATGGGGGTATCTGAAAGATCAGCCAAGCTAGTTAGGGTTGTAGGGCAAAGCATGGAACCAACGCTTCACGACGGAGATGTTGTTGGCGTTAACACACAAGATACCACAATCAGAGATGGTAAAACCTACGCTATTTGCCAGTCTGATTTGTTACGAGTAAAAACATTAATCGCCACCCCAACATCGGTGATAATCAGATCAATAAATCGCGAAGAGTACCCAGATGAAGTAATGGATAGAGATGAATTTAATAAAACCGTAAGGATTATTGGCAGAGTATTCTGGTCGTCTCATAGTTGGTAACCAGTGGCCTGAAGAGACGTTTGGATAACACGTAAATGATTAAAGAACGTATTTCTTATATCATTCCGATTGCGATGGATGAAGGCAACCCAGTAACTCCGGTTCTTATCTATGAAATGGATAAAGACTCCCATGAAGTGGATCTATCATTTGGCGCTTTTTTTATCGGCCTTAAGGCTACAAAAAAATATTCCATAGGCATTGAGGTTTTCAATGCTCAAGAAATACCGATACCAATTGACACAAAACTGTACTCCAACCATAAGTTTTTTACGGTAGCAGAAGCCAACGATGGAGAAACCATCGTATCAACTTCTATGAGAATTAACTTCCCAAGGGTGAAAATTATCAAGCCTGGGATATTCGAAGTTAGAGCATCACTGGTTAATCCTGATAAAGGCGAAGTAATTGATGTAAAAAGTTCGTTTTTTGACGTGAAGATAACAGGATCAGTTCGCGATGAGTTTAGATAACAAGGTTGCTCAGCTTCGTCCAAATCAAAACATATCTCGCCCAATTGGACACTATTCAACTGATGATGCATACTCACGGCATGGTGGAGGAAACGGCGGAGGTAACATGCTTGAGGCTAGAGTTGCAAAGCTAGAGTCTGATGTTGAATACATCAAGCGCGATATCGCTGAGGTAAAGTCAGATATAAAATCTGTAGATTCTCGTCTGTCAGGTATTGAGACAAGCATTAACTCAGCAAAAACCACCATCAAGGCATCTGCGGTCGTTGTCAGTTTCGTGTTCGCATTTTGCGCCTACATTTTTGGAAGTTATGTTTCCAAAATCCTTGATGCCTTAAACGGACTCGTTCTTAAGTAACACACAACCCGGCCACCGAGCCGGGTTTTCTTTGCCTCACGTTCGCCCTCCCATATTTAATAGCCGCAAATGTGGTAAACCGCGAACCAACTCACCAGCAATACCCCCTCCAACTACAGACCAATCTGCAACATTTACAAAAATAAAATACCTTTGCTATCCATCACTTATAACTTATTTACCACAAAATATAAACTAAGTTATTGACCATACCCATAACCTAAGTTATCTTTAAGCCATCAGCAGGACGCAGGAAGCCAAACGGAACAGATTGGCAGGCTCTTTAACATTGATGGAATGGGGATGATTCGTCCCCACCAAAGAGAGGTTGGCTTTGGGATTTGATGAATGCGCAGGTCGATGCGCTACCACTTAGCGGTGAGCACCTGCATTTTGGGCAGGATGGATAGCCGCAATAAGGGGATCGACACATGACATCAAATCACCAAAGTCAATCATCGGAGGTATCCAGTGAAAGCAAGAGGGATTCGCAAACTCGAACGCGCTCGTAAGCACAAAGAGGCGACAGCAAAACGTAAAAATATTGACCGTGTTTCAATGGTGGTTTCGCTAGCAGGAGCGAATAGGAAGAAGGTTGAATGTGGTTCGTGCTGCCTGCCAAACGTAGCTCTTTACGCGGCAGGCTACCGGAAATCAAAACAACTGACAGCGAGGTAATTATGGATATTTCATGTATTGAACAATTACTAATTGAGAAAACGAAAGAAATGCTTGATGTATTGGACATAAAAATATCTGAGTTAAAAGATACACCCGCGACACAACTTATTCTCGAACGTAGTCGAAATAAATTCTTAGAGTTAAGCCCTGACGTTCAAAATATAGCATCTAAACTGCTGGCTACATTGATTGAGAGGAATGCATTGTTATCGATGTCATCAGATGAACGAAAAAAACTGGCGAACGAAGATGCTGCAACCATCCGCCAGGCATTCGAAATTTTGTTTTCTTAATTACTTACTGTTTATTCTGATAATCTCATCAAGAATTTTTTCATAAACAACTGTGATTGGCTTTCCGTCAATGCCAGGGGCAAGATTACCGGCTCTGATAAGCTCAACAATAATCTGTTGAGCGGCTTCGTGTGGGTTGGTTTTAGGATTAACAATATCTGTCATAACAAAGCCCTTCTTTTGACTGTGGAAACAACAGTCTACCCATTTCCTTTGACTGTGGAAAGTGAAGGAACCACCGAGCCTGATGTGGTTAAAAGACAGGCATACTAATAAACACTGCACTGTGTATTCATTCCAACGAGTGAATACACGGAGCAATGTCGCTCGTAACTAAACAGGAGCCGACTTGTTCTGATTATTGGAAATCTTCTTTGCCCTCCAGTGTGAGGGCGATTTTTTTCTGTGAGGATATGAACAGATGTCAAACATCAAAAAATACATCATTGATTACGACTGGAAAGCATCAATAGAAATTGAAATCGACCATGACTTAATGACAGAGGAAAAACTTCACCAGATTAATAATTTCTGGTCAGACTCTGAATACCGACTCAATAAACACGGCTCTGTATTAAATGCTGTATTAATCATGCTGGCGCAACATGCTCTGCTTATAGCAATTTCAAGCGACTTAAATGCATATGGTGTTGTGTGTGAGTTCGACTGGAATGATGGAAATGGTCAGGAAGGATGGCCTCCAATGGATGGTAGCGAAGGAATAAGAATTACCGATATCGATACATCAGGAATATTTGATCCAGATGATATGACTATCAAAGCCGCCTGAGCGCGGCGTTACCGCATACCAATAACGCTTCACTCGAGGCGTTTTTCGTTATGTATAAATAAGGAGCACACCATGCAATATGCCATTGCAGGGTGGCCTGTTGCTGGCTGCCCTTCCGAATCTTTACTTGAGCGAATCACACGTAAATTACGTGACGGATGGAAACGCCTTATCGACATACTTAATCAGCCAGGAGTTCCAAAAAATGGATAAAACACTTATGGCTATCCAGACTAAATTCACTATCGCCACTTTTATTGGCGATGAA